AATCGTGTGCGGCTTTGATAGCCACAATCGGGCGACCGGCTCGGCGGTGCGCCTTAATTTCGTCAATGTAGTCCGGCATAGACCACCCGCTCGCCACCAATACGATGTTGCCATCGTGCTTGATGGGAGCGAGGGTCAGTTCTGGCAGACCACGGGCAAGTGCCGAACGGATATTGGAGCAAAGCTCCTCCTCCGTACCAGCCTTTACAACCGTGATCTCCAGAGGCTGCATGGTTAGCCAGCCGCGCCCGTCAGAACGTGCGGGTAGCCCGCAACGCAAGTCAGGGCCGTGGCACCGGAAGCCGTGGTCATGGCAACAACGCCAGCCACGAGACAACCGCTAACCACCGCATCGTCAAGCGTTCCAGCCGTCGCCGTCGTGTAGAGCGGGACAGCCGGGAGGCACGATGCAGCCAACTTAACAACCGGCTTGCCGCCGATCTGCACCCAGCCGTAAGCGGCCGAGGCAATCGACACTTGGGCAAAACCGACAGCCTTGCTGTTGGCCGAGTTAGTCGTGGAAATCGGCACCACCGTGTTGTTAAAACGCACGGAAACGGCGTCGTATTGCGCGACCGTCGAAGCGGCCTGCACATACACAGCCTGACCGCCGTCGTCCAAGTTGACAGTCGTGCCAACGTTGAACTGCGGGGAGGTGTCGGTGTTGCCGAGAGCCACGCCAATGACGCCAGTAGTAGAAACAGTCATTTTCGTTACTCCTTAAGCAATCAACACGCCTTGGAACTGGCCGCCCGAGCAGGTGAGGTTACCGGCCCAGCCAATCAGTTTAACAATGGCGTCTTGGTTGACGGCCTGCCGCTCGCCACCGATCGGCACAAAGTTGCGGTCTTTGTGCGGGCGGAAGTGCAGGTACTTGGTGTTGAGGAACCACATGTGGTTCGCGTTGCCCGATCCGCTGTTGTACGTCGAGGAACCGATACCACCGTCCAACACAACGTCGGAGGCCATACCAGCACCGTAGTACTTGAGCGAAGCAAAGCCCGCGCCCGCCATGCCCGAACCAGCGTCAGTAATGCGCTGGATGGCCTGCAACGATTGGAGATACAACCGATAGTAGTTGTTATCCGCAACGATGAGGTCGGGCTTGTCGGTGCCACGAACGAGTTGGACGGCCAGCGCGTCCATGTACGACTGGATGTTCGAAGCCGACACGGCAGCAAGACCATCGGTCAAGCCGCTGTACTTCTTCGACTGCCAGAACGTCCACACAGCGCGGTTGATGCCGCCGTAGGTTCCCGTGGTCGGGTCATCCGGCACAGCAGCAGCAAGACCCGTGAGGTTCTTACCCGCGTTGCCGGTGCCGTCGCCGTACAGGTCACCGCTGATGCGGTTGGCAAGCTGCGCCTCAGCCACTTCCATGCGACCGTCAAGAAGGTCAATAATGGCCTCCTTACCCGAGTTCTGGATCATCTCCAGACCCGAAATGGTCACAGCAGAAGCGTACTGCGTGATCGAGAATTGAGCCGCCGAGATGGGGCTGTTCTGACCAACGTTCAGCACTTCATAGCCGCTGTACGAGTTGGTGTTGTTGGTGGTCGGGTCGGTGTACATGATTTCTTGCAAAATCACGTTACCGCCTGAGAACGTCTTGACGTTCCCACGCTCCTTCAAACGACGCAACAACGCATTGTTGTTGGTCACGTTATCAGCGAGTTCACCGCTACGGCTCTGAATCGTAGTAGCGATAATGTCGCTGATACTAGAGTTGGCAAATGCCATTTGGATGCTCCTATATCAGTTGTTTACAACCGTGCGCTGGTCTCGTCGAAGGCTTCTTCGAGTAACGCACGACGACTTTGCGCTTTGGGAGCCGTGTTAGCGCCGGGTGTGGCGCTTCTGACACTCACAGCAGCGGCCCGAGCGGCTTTCGCTGCTCGGTTTTTCTCTGCGGAGACTTGCGCGGCCTGTTGTGCCTGTTGGGCTGACAGAACGCGCTCCCGCAAATCTTTATTTCCATAAACAGCCCTATCATAAGCGTCCTCAAGCGTTTCTGCTACGCCGCTCTGGAGGAGCTTAATCATCTCTGGCCGGGCTTCTTCAAAGAACTCGGCCTTTTGGGCGAAGGAATCTATTTCGTTCATCATAACGGCCTGCTCGGCGGCTTCCTGCTGCTGTTTCCAAGTCAGCACTTCGCCACGGACGCTAGCAAGCTCGTTCTTGAGGTTAAAAATGGTCGGGTCTACGGCAGGCGCTTGGCCTTGCGGCATACCTTGAAGGTTGACGCCGTACTCGTTAGCCAACTGCATGAAGTAGTTGTAACGAGTCTGCGGGTCAGCGGTGCGAAGGGTGTGGTCAGCCTTCATCAACGACGCAATGGCTTGCTCTGGCTTAAGGCCAAGGCCCGTAATGGTCGAAATGTACGGACTGATCGCCTCTTGGATGGAGTCGGCAAACTGCTTGGCTTGCAGCAGCGGCTCCACGCCACGGCGCATCTGTTCTTCGCGCTGGTAAGCGTACTCTTGCAGGCGAGGGTCGGCTTTCTGCCAAACCTCATGGTAATCCTTCTTCCACGAAGCCGGAGGGCGACGCCATACGGGTTCCTCGGCGGGTTCGGGGGTTTCTTGCGGCTCTGGGGCGGTTGTGCGGGCAAACCGGCCTGATTCGTCACGGCCAGTATCGCGGGGCGCTTCGGTTTGTGCCTCGGCCTCCTCAAACTGACGGGCTAGAAGTTCTTTGCGGTCTACGGTTTCGTTGTCAACTGTGGGTTGATTATCAAGGTCGCTCATCATCCTCTCCTGTGGGGATTGGTAAAGTTCGCGTGTTGGCGTAAATCGCGCAGTATGCGATCCGCTTGCTCATTGGTCAGTTGGGTGTTGACCATGTGCTTAATGCGCTCTAAGCGCGTGTCTACGGGCTTTTCGTTCCGTATGTGCCGTGACGGGTCGTCATTGCCGACCTCAATGCAGTTGTTAGCCTTAAGGTGGCGGCGGTGTTCCGAACGGGAAGTCACCATTTTCCCGTCAATCATGGAGCGGTACGGCTGGATGTCGGGCATCACATAGTGATACCGACCCTTCTCGTCCTTCTTACGTTCTACAAACTCGCCGTCAATAAAAACGTAGGTTCGTTTCATAGGAGTAACAATAACACTTCTTCGTCGTCTTTTTCTTGCATTTCCCGATACAAAGCCTGCAACCGCTCAACGTCAGCGAGCAGCGCATCAAAGTCGATCTGCTCAACTGCCGGGATGGCGTAGGCCGGAACGGGGGTTTCTACAAACGGAGCAACGATCTCGGCCACCACACGCGGGCGACCTTCGACCAGTTCCTCGTAAATGGATATGACTTCCTTGCGGCGCAGTTCGCGGCGCTTGGCGTCCTCGTCGTAACGCGGCTCTTTGCGCTTCTTGTGCGTGTTTTTGCCGCCGTCATGGCCGTCAATAACGACGACAGGAGGCGGGGGCGGGGGTGTCGTGACCTCCGCAACCGCGAACGGCAATACGCAAAATGGCGCAATCGCAAACATTAGAGTTGGCTAACCACCGAAACAGCGGTCATGGCTGACATAGTAGATAGCTGCGCCACGGGCGGCTCAACGGGCGCCTCCAGCGTCACCCAAGGACATTCAACCCACGCCATCTCGCTATGGCTCCAGTTCCATTGGTAACCGGGACGGTCGGCGGGCTTAAGATCACGCACGACCCATTCGCCGTTTAGCCACGCAACTTCCTTACCTTCTGCTGCTTCGGGCTTGGCCGGAACCTCATACCAGCCCTTGTTGTTGTCAATAACTTCAACCGGGTAGTGGCCTTTGAAACTGTATAACGGCATAGGTTGACTCATTGGATTGGGAAAGCCGCAGTCGGGGCGGTGAAGTTGGCGGTGTAACGGGCAACGCCTTTGGTGATGCGAACGTCTTGCATATACCCATTCCATACGCCGGGGTTGCCGACTCCATTGCTAAACCACCACTTTCCAATAGATTTTGCGGAAGTTGCTCTATTTACAATAGAACCGGAAATGCCCGTTAGATTTATATCTCTAGTGCCATTGATATACGTTTGCCAAGTAGTTCCAGAGCGAACAAATGCAACATGAGTCCATGTGTTCGTTGAGATGGTTGTCGTTCCAATTCCATTGCCGCCGGGGTCAGCGTTAATTAAATTCCAAGTGGTTCCATTGCTACTTGCCCAAATGTTGAATTTTTGACTGTTGTAGTCAATTCCGATGCTCCAATCTGTACCGCTACTGCCGTGATATATCGCCATACGGGATGTAACTGCGGGATATATCCACATTTCTATTGTGAAATCACCGCTTCCAAACTCTAGGTTTACTGTTGGCCCGGTATTGCAGTAATCACCCGTCCCGTCAAAGTAAATCGACGACCCACCGAACTTGCTCTGCGTCGTGCTGATCTGCGCGTTGCCCACCGTCTCAAGGTCGTTCTTGGACGTAGCGTCGTAGATGCCTGCGTTGGTGTAATTCAGCAGGAGCGAGGTGTTGGTGATGGCGGTCAGCGGGGCTGTGGGAACGGTCAGCGTTGATGCTGTTGGGTCATATACGGCGGTTCCTTTAACCAACCTTACGTCAGCAAAAAACCCATCTGCAAACGAATTCGTTACGCCATTGTCCGATCCGATTGAAAAGCCATTTTGACCAAAACTAGTGGAAAGCGTCGTTGTGGCAATTCTTGTTCCGTTCAAAAACAAGGAAAGCGTATTGCCAGAGTTTCTTACCGCAACAATGTGATTCCATGCTTTGTTAGTCGGAAGCGTGCTGCTAGTTAATCTCCATGCAACGGCTGTTTCTGCAATTCCCCACAAGTTGCCGGTTGAGGAGTCCGTTCTTCCAATTGTAAAAGACCCCACAGCCAGCGTGGAAAAAATAGTGTCGCCAATGCTGGACACTTGATCAAATGAATTCGGATAAAACCAACATTCAAAAGTAAATACGCCGGGCAGAGCAAGTGCGGCATTAGCGCCGCCAGCCAAATAATCCCCGCTTCCATCAAAATACCCACTCCCTCCATTCGTCGCTGCACTCCACGCTGCCGTGGGGTTGAACGGGCTGAAGGCTTGGATGGACGGGGAGCCGTTTACTGTAATAGCAAATGCGTTGCTACTATTGTCAATGAAGCGGTTGCTTTGACAAGTCAACAAAGAGGTGCCAGAGATAGAAGTTAAAGGGGTTGTTGGCACGGTTAAAGTCGATGCAGTTGGGTCGTATACCGCAGTTCCTTTAACTAATCTGGCATTGCTGATGTAACCTGTGTAATAAGTTACGGTTCCCGGGTCAGCGTCGCTACCAACCGAAGCCCCTCCTTGGGCAAAGTTGTAACTATTTGTAGTGGTGGCAACTCTTGTTCCATTAAAAAACAAAGAAAGAGTTGTTCCGCTTCTGACTGCAACTATGTGAGTCCATTGGTTTGTACTAGGAATAGTTGCCGTCTGTAATTGGTCGGCTACGTTGGCCGCACGGACAACAAAATTGCTGCCGTTTTTTCCAATCCACAAACCGCCTGTTGTTTGAACCACAAAAAAAGGAGCGGTTGTAGCCCAACTTAGAGGGTTTATCCAAGCCTCAAACGTAAAGTTGCCTGTTCCGGGCGAGAATGCCGCATTGCTGCTTGCTCGAATATCGCTTGATCCATTGAAATAATTTCCCCACCCCGTCTGCGAGAACGGCGAGAACGTACCCTGCGTCGTGTTGCCGTTGCGGGTAATGCTGAAGTTGTTCGTCGAACTGTCGAGGAACGTATTGTTCTGCGCTCCGTTGGTGCCGTTACCGGGCAGCAGCAGAGTGACGTACTCAAAAAACTCGTCAATTCGCAATACGCCGCTTAAAAAGCCATAGGCTCTAGCGGCAGTCACAGCAAGCCGACCCAATGCAGGCATTACGCAAACCTCGTCTGCGAGGCAAATACCGTGAATGTTGCGCTGCCAGTTTTAATAACCGTGTACGAATAAGCGTCCACGCCTGAAGCATTACCCGCAGATGGAGCCGTACCGCCCTGCCAACGGGTTGTTACGCCAGAGGTTGTGCCGTCCACTTGCACCGTCGTGTTGTAGTACGGGGTAGCACCTTGGGTCACTAAAAACACAACCGTTACCGCTTGGCCGGTCGCTAAAAGCGTATTCATCGACGTTCCAGACGATCCCCGAAGGTTAACCGTCCAGTTGGCCGATGCATTAGACGTATAAAACAGCACCGATTGGGTGGTTACGTCGTAAGCAATCGTTCCCGTGGCAGCCGTAGCCGATACCGTGGCAACTTCCGCAGCATCGTTGAAAACCGCGCCAAGCGTTGACGAGGTACCGCTAAAGGTTTGAGTGGCCGTAAACGTCGTTGCCGTACCCGGAGCAACAAAATCGGTGCCTGCCGTGGCTGCGGTAAACGCGCTAGTGCCGTTGCCTTTCAGAACGCCCGTGAGCGTCGTTGCGCCCGTACCGCCGTTTGCAACCGCAAGCGTTCCGGTGACTTGGGTGGCGAGATTAACGTTGCCCACCGCTTGTTTAAGCGATCCGGTCGTGTCAAATGTGCCGTCCGTCGTCCAAGTATCGCCAACTTGTAGCGTGACCTTGGCAATGACGCGCAGCGTGCCGTTGTTGTCGTAAGAAATAGTGACCGTGACAGGCGCCGTGTCCTTGTTCTCAATCGTGATTGACTTGATGACACGCCGCGTGGACGACGCAGGAGCCGCAACAAGGGTGGCCGAGCTAGTGCCGCTCAACGCACCGTCAGATGCGCCTTCAACGAAGGTCGTACCGTTGTTGTCTGCCCAAGCTGCCGTAAAGTCGGGGTTGGTCGTGGCAGCAGCGCCCGACATGACCGCCTTAATTGACTTGGTTGTTGAATCAAGAATCAAGATTGCCATATCGGTTTCCTACGAGATAAACCACGCATAAGACTCGCCACCGCCGCCACCCGAGGCTGCGATGCTAATACTTCCTGCGCCGTTAGTGATTGAAATACCGCTCCCTGCGGTCAAGGTGGAAAGGGTGTAGTTCGTGCCGTTACCGATCAACAACTGGCCGTTGGTCGGCGTAGAGGTCAGCCCGGTGCCGCCATTCGCTGCCGTGACGGGCGTCGTCAGCGAGAACGTCGTATTGGTGAGCGTAAGGCCTGTGCCAGCCGAGTAAATCTGCGTGGCCGACACCTGCACGAAGTTGATAGCGGTCGTGCCGAACGTGATCGTGCCTTGCGTGTTGCAGACGTAGGTTTCGCCTGCACCCGTGTTGCCAGAAGTAACGAAGAACGCATCGCCTTCGCCAAGGCCATTAGGGCTTTTTAAGGCGTATGTGTCGGCATCCGTGGCGCGAGTCAGCACCCATGCAACCGAACCGCTACCGACCGTCGTAACCGTATATACGCCGTTTTCGAAGGCGTTGGTTTGGTTGTAGACGAGAACGCGGTCGCCAACCATGGCAACGACGCCATCAGGCGTAAACGCGGCAAGCGCTCCTGCGTTGGTCAGCGTAGCGCCAACGCCCGCCGTACCGTTGTTGTACGTCGCATTGAGGTTGCCCGTGGTGTTCGGCACCTCGTACTTGACCGGAGCGTGGTAGGTGATACCGCTTGCAACAAGGGTATCGACGTACTGCTTGTTTACGCCGTCATTAGCGCTAGTCGGCGTGGCAAGGTTGACAATCTTGGCTGACGAAACGTCAACCGCGCCCGTTCCGTTGGGGTCAAGCGTGATATTGCCGTTGGTGTTGGTTGAGGCAATCGTGTTGCCATTGACGTTGAGGTTATCAACCGTGACCTCGGTAAACGCACCCGTGCTCGGTGTCGAATTTCCGACAGCAGTACCGTTAATCGTGCCGCCAAGGACGTTAATGGCGTCAACCGAGGCACTCGTAACCGTCAGGCCGCCTACGCTGGCCGTGCTTAGGATCGCTACGTCAGACGAGATGGAGGTCGCAGCGACGGTGCCAGCCGTGACGCTCGTAAACTCAGCGGTGCTGGCCGATGCGCCGCCAATCGGGGTGCCATTGATCGCACCGCCCGTAATAGCGACGTTGTTGGCGTTCTGCGTCGCCATCGAACCAAGGCCCGATATATCCCCGGCAGGGATAGACGCAACGCCCGTAAACGCTGACGTACCGGAGGCTTTAACGTAACCCGTTAAGGTCGCAACGCCCGTACCGCCATTGCCGACCGGCAACGTACCCGTTACGCCCGTCGTGAGCGGCAATCCCGTGCCGTTTGTCAGTACAACAGCGGTTGGGGTGCCAAGGTTGGCGTTTGAAAGCGTTTTATTCGAGAGAGTTTGTGCGGTATCGAGCGTAACGGCCTTTTCGGCTGGGTACGCCACGAATACGTCCTTTGACCCAGCCGCAAACGGCACCTTGCTGCCGCTGCTGCTAGAGGCCAGCACCGTGTCACGGGTCAATGTCCCGACATTGTACGTACCAATGCCGACTTCCCACTCGCCTGTGGCGTTATCCACAGCCGTGTAGTACGTCTCGTTGCCGTTACCGATGACCGAAAACGGAACGAAGCCCGTGGACGTACCGCCAAGCACGAACGTGCCGGTTCCTGTGGTCGCTGTCGTCTCTTTGACGCGATCTTGCAGTACAAAAGCCACGGCTTATTGCCTCGTCATCGGCGGCTGCATGGGCTGCTGCAACGGCAACGGCTGTTGAGCAATCTCTACCCCTGCGGCGCGGCCATCTGGGCCACGAACGATGCGCTTCGGTGCGGTCATGGCGCGAAGGGCTGCATCCAGCTTTGCCATCATCTCAGCGTAGACCTGTGTGGTCTGCTGCTGCATTTGAATGATAGCTTGCGTGGAGGCGGTGACGTTGTTTTCCACGTTCTCCATCATGCGCTCGGTGTTGGCCTTGGTGACTTCCAGCATCGGGATGTCAACGCCGGGGTTCGCACCGATGCGAGCCACGTTGATCTTAGTCTGCGCGTCCAAGTCGGCCTTGTACTTGTCCATCTGCGCTTGCATTTCAAGCTTACGCTGCTCCAGTTGCGCCTCCATTTGCGCTTCCTGTTGCTTCATCTGAAGCTCCATCTGCATACGCTCTTGATCGGCTTGCATTTGCTGCGCCTCTGGGTTGACCTCGGGCTTTGGTTGCGCGGCGGCTTGCTTGATTTGCTCCATCGCAACGTCAATCTGACCCTCAATCGGGCGAGACGCCTTGAACGCCTGCGTACCAAACTTCATCAATTCCATCATGACAGGGACAAGCTGCGGCGAGGCTTGGCCGACCGGCAGCGCTTGTTGCAGGAACCCACCGAAGGCTTGGATGAACTGCAAGCGGTCTTGCTTCATCTGGTTCTCGTCAATCTGGACGAGGCTATCGGCGGCAATCTCCACGCGGAAGTTGCGAAGCGGACGATCCTGCATCAACTGGAGGGCTTGCGGGATCATCTGCTGATCCACTTCGGCCATCTGTTGTGCGGCGGCATACGAAAGAATGGTCTGCGGCTGGAACTTGGCGCACATAACCTGCGCCTTCAGCCGGATCAACTCTGACGCAAAGAGGGCTACGTCCTCCTGCATCGAACGCAGTCTTAGCCCCGCGTACTGTCCTTTGATTTGCTGGGCCGTCGCCGTCTCAGATGCGGCGCTCTGACCCCGAATGATGTCCGAGATGCCGGTGATTTCGTAGATTTGGCCTTTGATGTCTGCTCGGGCTTGGTAGCAGTTGAGCAGGGCTTGGGCGATTTGGTCAATCGGAAGGAGGTCAATAGACCCTTTAAGGCCTCCCTTTTCGCTGAAAGCCATCCACTTATCAACTGGAATGAGAGCATTGTTGTCACCTTCGGTCAGGAGGCGTTGCAAAGCCGGTTGGCTTGCGTCGTATACGCCACGGACGCGCAAAGCCTTAACCAAGCCGTCGATGCGGTCAGACAGGATGTCCAACTCCATCGCTTGGTCTTGGTACAGGATAAAGTCAGGGACGGGAACCAGCGTGTCGCTCGTCGTCGTGGAGTACAACGGTTTTGGACAAGGGAAAAATCCTTCCAACCCAAGCGGATCATCACGAACGTCAATGATCTGCGGCATGCCCTTGCAGAGCCAATAGACCTTGAGCGTTTCCTTGTCCCACAGTTCACAAATCTTTGCACGGTTGTAGGCTTTCTTGCTCTCGTTGTAGGCGTTAAGTGGCTCTGGGCCTTGGTCAAGCGGAATCTTCCGCGCCATTTCCTCGCCAAAACGCTCTACGAGGGCCTCACGGGTCATGTAGACCCAGCGCCATACCTGACTCACTTCTTCCCATGTGCGGGCTTGTGAGTGGCCAAAATCGCGCCAATGGACGTAATCCACCGGGGCGCGTTCGTATTCAATCTCCTCGGGGACTTCGGCAAGCTCGCCTGCCTCTACGTCCTCGGTCACTTGCAGGCCGTCGTCCTCAATACCCTGCGGGCGAACGTGCGGCTCATAACGCACCCATGCCGTGCCACGCCCACCGAGGAAGCGATCCTCTACGGCGTACTTCATGGTTGAGCGAAAGTCGGGGTAATGCTCAATCTCAAAGTCGATGGCTCGCTCTAGGATTTGCGAAGCCACGCGGCCTACTTGGTCGTTGTCACCAAAGCGGCGGGTGATGTCGGCCTTCGGAAGCTTGGCGTAAACAGCCGGGATCAACGTCTGGACGTTTGACCACAGGATGTTGAACTTGGCCGTCTCATTGCCCGTCTGGCCTCGGGTGTCGTCCCGATAGCGCTTGATGATCTTCTTGGTGCGAGCCGTCCACTTGGCGAACTCGTTGTCATAAGCGCCAATAACACGGAGGTACTTATCGACCTCTGGGCTAACGAGGTTTTCCATTAGTCTTTACCTTTGTTCCTGCTGCTAATGGCCTTCGCCTTGGCGCGGGCATCTTCCTTACTGCTCGCTCCCCATGCACGGAGGGCAAGCGCAAGGCGTGTCGGCTTCCCATTCTTTTCCATTGGGCCAGCCATGTTGCCCATACGGGCTAGAAACGATGCGCGGCGCGGATTATCGCCTGCTTTGACCGGCGGCTTAAGAGTGCCACCCGTCTCGGCCTTGTAGCTGGCACGACCCTTGGCGTTCAAACCGCCCTTGGGGTTCTTGCCTTCTTCCCGCTGCCACGCTGCGCTCATCGCTTGTTCTCAGGCTTGGCCGTCTTGGCGCTCTCTCGGAACGCCTTGGCGGTCGGTGCGCCCTCCTCGCCGGGCTTACGCATACGCTCGCCCGAACCGGCGGCTATGCGCTCACGCTTGGCAAGGATGTTTGCGTAAAGACCGGCTTTGCGGCTCATGGCGTCCAGAACACCGTGCAGTCAACCGTGCCGCCAATCGTCACGACAAGGCTCGTATTGACGCGGGCCGGGATCGTGTAGAACGTGCCACCCGCCGGGGTGAACGTATTGACGACCGTAGCGGCTCCATCGGTGACCTTGATGGTTGGGGTGCTGGAAGCAGAAGCCACGAAAATACCGAACATTCCGCACGGCCCCGTGAATACGGTTCCCGTAGCGGTCAGGTTCTTGTAGTTCTGGGACTGTGTAACCGACAAACTCATATTCTCGCCCTCCGTGCCGTCTGTCTTTCATGCACGGCCCACATATCGTTGAGGGTGACCGTGTTCTCGGGGCCAA